TCTTTCTCTTTGCTAACAAACTATTCCAGAAGTCATCAAAGTATATATCTTTATTCTCCTCTACTCTACTCTTCTCTAGGGAAACATTTTGTTCACAAGTTGTTATCAAGTTGTTATCATCTTGTAACCAATGTGATAACAGACTGATTTGTTTATTAATGAAATCCTCTGTCTTCCTTAATCTAAAGGCTATCTTGTGGATTTCAGGTAACTGCCCATTGTTTTCAGATGCAAGTAAAAGTAACTCAACAAGAGTTGCTTTACTATCAGAATTTAAATTATGCCACTCATAATCTTCTAGTATCTGTCTATATACTTTTATCCAAATAACATTTCTATCTTTCATAGGCGGTTGAAATTTACTCCAGTTTCTAATTTTCAAAATGGACACTCCTCAAATTGTTCTAATATTTCACTAACTGTCTTTCTCTTCTCTCCAGTTAATTCAATATGTAGGTATGGTTTATTTTCTATGAACCATTCAGCTTCCCGTTTGGATTGGAAACGCTTTATAGATTCACCCTCACTGTCCTTCACTATGTGTGTGAAGACTCTCTCTCTCACTTAATATCTCCTTTATCTGATATCTGCGTAACTCTGGAATCTTATTCATGGTCTTCCAATGATACATAACTTGACGAGTAACCCCAAGAGATTCTCTTAAGTCTTTTTTATTGTTATTAAATAATGTTAGTGCTTCTTCAAATGTCATTTATATTTCTCCTGTTTATATTTCTCTATTGCTTGTTCTGTTTCATACTGCTCTCGTTCTTCATCGTTTTGTTTCTGATACTGGTCATCTAAATAACCATCATAATCTTGAAACCAACTATCTCTGTGCATAATTCTCTCCAGTTGTTAATGTATAGTAGATTATACATGATGATTTTTATATTGCAAGTAAAAATAATTTTATTAAGTACTTGCATTTGTGTAAAATATAATATACAATGTAGTTTCATTTATCAATAAGGAGAGAAACATGGATTTAAATGACGAACTAGGTAGGATTATATTTGAGTTACAAAAAGCAACAAATGATTTAAAAGAATTTAACGATAAACTTGAACAGGAGGATAACAATGACAATAAATGAATTAAAAAAAATCATAACTGGTTTCTTTAAGAAGCTACGAGGAAAAGATGTTTCAAAGTATACAGAAAAGAAAGGTAAGTTTACTTATCTATCTTGGGCATGGGCAGTAGACCAGTTACTATTAGAGGATGAAACTGCTACCTTTGTATTTAAAGAGCCGACAATATATGCAGATGAATCTATGATGGTATGGTGTGATGTAACAGCCTTTGGTAAAACTATGACAGGATACTTACCTGTGTTAGACCATAGAAACCAACCAATCAAAAGACCAAACGCTATGCAAGTCAATACAGCTATGCAAAGATGTTTAGCAAAGACTATTGCATTATTCGGTCTTGGTTTATACATATATGCTGGAGAAGATATTCCAGCAGGAGACCCGTCTGAACTAATGCAAAAGACATTTGATGAGCAAGGCAGAGAAGGTGCACTGGCTTTGTATAATAAGATGACAGATGCAGAACGAGAAGAATGTAAGTCAGTAATACAAAAAATAAGGGAGAGTAAAAATGGAACAGAGAAGTGATGAATGGTTCGAAGCCCGTCTTGGAAAAGTTACCGCAAGTAAAATTGCAGATGTTATGTCAACATTAAAGACAGGCAAAGAAGCAATAACCCGTAAGAATTATCGTATTCAACTTGTATCAGAAAGATTGACTGGAAAGAAAGCAGATTCATTCATTAATGATGCAATGAGAATTGGCATTGAAAGAGAAGAGGATGCTCGTACTTCATACATTTTTAAACATAATGATGTAGAGGAGACAGGTTTTGTAGACCATCCTACTATTCCAATGACAGGAGCTAGTCCAGATGGATTAGTTGGTGATGATGGTTTGATAGAGATTAAGTGTCCGTTGACTACAACTCATACAGATACTCTTATCTCTGGTAAAGCCCCATCTAAATACATACCGCAGATGCAATGGCAGATGGCTTGTACAGGGCGTAAGTGGTGTGACTTTGTATCTTACAATCCAGACTTCCCAGAAAATTTACAATTGTTTGTGGTAAGAGTGGAAAGAGATGATACACTAATAGAAGAGCTAGAGGATGGAGTCAAAAAGTTCTTATCAGAGGTTGATGAAACCGTAACTAAACTTAAGGAGAATTAATTATGGAATGGTGGAATGAAACTTATTACGACACAGATACAGGAAGAGTAATGGCTTACATATCACAAAACAAAGATAATGAAGACATTTATGAGCTGTATCATTATTTTACAGATGAAGGGATTAAACTTATTGGATTATTTACAAGCCCAATGAAAGCAAGAGAAGCTCTTGACAAAGGTGCGTAATGGATATTACTACAGTAGATTTAGAACCAAAAGAACCAATATTAAGGTTAAATGAATCTCAAAGAGATATCATAAGAGCAGCAGGCACTGGTGCATTTTCTCAAGAAGATATTAACAAAGAGAGAAGTGCAGAAGAGTCTAAAGCAATTGCTGAAAGAATTGATAAAGCAACATGGGAGTTGGTGAAGCAAAACCCAGATGCCTTTCATCCTGAAACGGTGTTTCGTTTAGCAGTTAAATTTTATAAAAAAGAAAAAGTAGAAGAAAGGAAGCAAGAATGGCTACAGTCGGAATTAGTATAAGAATTGATATGAAAAAGATTGATGAAAAAAGAATATACAAAGGGCAGAAAGGTGATTATTTAGACCTAACTACTTTTGTAAATCTTGATGAGAAAGACCAGTATGATAACAATGGTTTTATCAGTCAATCAACTACACAAGAAGAACGAGCAGCTAAAGTAAAGACTCCAATTTTAGGTAATGTAAAAGTGTTTCATATAGAGCCTAGCAAACAAGAGTCTTTGGAATCAGAAGATGTCCCGTTCTAAACATATCAAACATGGTGCATCAAGGACCATTGATGGTAAAGTAGTTAGGCGTATCCCTAAACAAAATGTTAGATTCTTACCTAAAGATGCAGAAATTCTAGGTCTTTGTAATAATAAATTAAGAGTTAGATTGAGTGTTGAATGGATAAGAAAAAGAGGTAGGGGATATAACAGATTAGTGAGGGAGCAATAGCTCCCCTACTAATTACTTGTTACATACATACATTGTAACTTCAAAGCCGAAACGCATTTCAGTTGCTGATGGTTTAGTCCACATAACTGTTCTCCTTTCGCAATAGATTTTGTTACAAGTATAATTATACAACGAAACATTAATATAGTAAGCAGAATGTAATTAGAAGAGGCTAGTGATTATAATGATTGATGATGATTTAGATTTTACCAATACAAAAAGTCAATTACTGTTTACTCCAGAAGGAGCATTGTTTATTAATATTTTTTATATGGCTTTAGATGATTACAGAAAGTCTAGGGCATACAAAGGTAAACTCCAACCAATGGGGCAAAGAGCATTAGAGTTTTTATTGTCTGAAAATGATGTGATGAAATTAAGTTTATGGCTTCTGGGAATACCACCATATAAATTTAAAGGTGCTTTGCTATACGATAAAGAATTGTTTACTGTGTTTAAACGCAATGTAAAATTGTTAATCAATGATATTGATGACCACTTGCAGGGAAAGGATAAAGATGTTGAAGAAAATAATGATATGGATTTTTAGTGTTGTTTGTATTCTATTAGTTATGGTGTATAGTATATACTATATCAATATAGAACAAGAGCCTGAACAAATGATTTGCTATAAAGGTAAATTATTGTTACAGTTAGAAGAAGGGGAATCAATTTACACAAGGGCGAAAGGTGTAACTTGTGAGTATGAGAATGGTATTTTAATAATAGAGGAGCAGTCATGAAAGATATGATTAATCCTGACCACTATAAAGTGGGTGGGATAGAAACCATAGAAGTAATCAAGGCTAAACTTGGAGAAGACTACAAGCATTATGTAAAAGGTAATCTGATTAAGTACTCTCAAAGGTTAGGTAAAAAAGATGATTGGGCACAAGAGCTTCGTAAAATAGCTTGGTATGCAAATGATTTAGCAGATGAGTTAGATAAAAAGAAATCATCTCCAATAACACCAGACGAGTGGATTGACGACCCATTACACGATGAAGACTAACGAGCCTTGCGGTATCTGCTACGCAATAGGATTAGCTTGTATTGTAATGGTAATTATATTGGAAGTAGTAGAAAGATGGTTATTAAATTAGGTAAGCAGGTGTGCCACAAATGCAAACAGCCTGCAAACACATATGACGAGAAGAAATGGTGGTGTGGTAGAGACTTGTCAGCACATGGAATATGTAAGAATGATAACAAAAAGAATGGCAATAGAGGGTGACTGGTTTACCGTTCAGTTTTTTAAAGAGGGTGATGGTAGCATTAGAGTTGAAGTGGTACATGATGTAAAAAACAAGTTTTATAAAATGTATCCTGATAACAAGATAACATTTGAGGAGAGTAATGATGAGCAAGATTGATATATTAATTATCATGGTAGCTTGTGTACTGATAGTAAACATACACGCATACGCTAAAGATAGGATAATAGTAACATCTGATGACGATATTATCGTTTGTACTACAGATGAGAACGGAGTAACGGTTTGTCTTTAAATGCTAGCATGAATTACAAAGAAAGAAATTCTGGTAGTAATTTTGCTGAAGAATTTTTTGAAGAGTACTGTAAAGATTACTTTATCAGAAGAATTGGGTTTGATGAAAAGAAGGATAATATTCCTCACTTTTATAATATGAGTAGGATGTTAAGAAATCTTCCTGATTATTATGTAGATACTGGTGATAAGCAATTTGTAGTTAATGTTAAAGGTACGGATTGTATAAAAGAAAAAGAGTATGAAATTATATCTTTGTTAGCCAGTGCTTACTCAAGTGATGATTGTATGTTGCTTTATGCGTTTTGTTTTAAAGGAAATACAAGACCTATATTCTTATATCCTTTTGAGGTTATAAATACATATGACCAGAAGAAAGACCAGACATGGCATGATGGTGTGATATATAGAAGTTTAGGAATTAGATGATTTATTTTCCCATATAAAACTTAACCATTTTTTAAGCTCTGATACTCGCCTTTCATCTTTAAGTTTCATAAGCCACTCTCTTCTTTTGTTGAGTGGTTTCTTGGAGAGGTTTAGAGCTTCACAATATCTTTGGTACTCTTGTGAATAGTTATCTGTTTCTAAACCGTTTGGAAGTGTAATAGGTTGCTTATTCGTCTTCAAGATAAATGCTATCTACTACAATCTCTACATTAAATACTTCACCCTCATCACTTACAGTAAGAATTAAAATATCCTCACCATAAACAACTTGCACTTCTTCAATGCGTTTACCTTCCATGCGTTTTGCAATTTTAGATATATCCATTAGTGAAAATCAGTGTCCTTTTGCACAGCAAAATAAATTTCTAAAGCATCACCAGCAATAACAAGTGATTCATTATTACTGAACTTAATAGTAACCATAGAGCTAGTAAGGTCTTCCATAAAATCTATATCAACTACTTTTTCATCTTGAAAATTTCTCAATAACTCTAGGCTATCTTCTTGTTCCATCTACCATCCCTATCTAATACCATTGGCATAAGTTTAGGCTGTCCATCTACAATCATTCCGCATCCTACGATGAATCTTGATTTAAAGTTTTTAGCATAATCAAACGCCATTGATTTTTGGTTAATCAAGCAACCAACTTGCATTCCCCATATCAAAGCATCAGGATTGGAATAGTATCCAATACTAAACTTGGTATGGTAATGACCTTGAACGGTATTCATTCCGTACTGTTGAGCTACTTTAAGAACATCTGCTGACATACCATGCGTAAAGAAACAACGGCTACCATCAGATAATGTTATGGTTAAATCATCTACCCATTCCCATCCATTACCTACACCAAGAAACTCGTTGTAAGATTTAAGATAGTCTTTAGGTAGCCCATACTTCAATGCTCTTCGATATACCAAAGAAGAATGATTGCTATGAACAATCTTCATCTCTGGAAATATTTTCTCTAGCTCTCTTATATAATGTTTAGATTTGCGAAGCTCATCGCCTGCAGACATAAGGTCTGGATTATGCTCGTGCATAGATATAGCATGGTGGTCCAGCTCATCACCAATATTAACTACCATATCTGGCTTATACTTCTTCTTCAATGCTTTTAAAAATTCAAACGCATCTTGATGGTGATAAGGTATATGTAAATCCGATATCACTAATACTGAATTATTCATTGGTATAACCCTTTGTTATATAACAGTTTTATTGTACCATTATATATTAATTATCTGGGTAAAACCTTGTTCCTTGTGTGTCAATAATTAAGGCTTCATTTCGTGGATTTTCTGGATGAAAAGATAAGTGAACCCATCTACCAAACTCTAAAATTACTTGGTCATATTCGATATCAGAGTTGACAATTTTTTCCACAATTTCTTTAGGACTGCCAAAGCTCGGAGATATAAAGTCCACAGCCAAACCAACGGTGTGAGAAGAAGTTCTCTTACTTCCCAAGTAATTATTAAGAGCACCACTCCTGTAACCACTGCTAATAAGCATAGGACTGCGTAATATATTTCTAACATCTTCTAGTTTCTCCGCTAAAAATTTAAGATTATTTAATACTTCAGGTGAGGGAGTATTGTCCCACCCTTTTCTTTCACATATTTGACTAGCTGTAAATTCTTCTAAACTAAAATGAGGACTTAATTTCATTTCTTTCTCGCTGATTCAAATAAACCGCCACCAAAATAGAAACCAACTATTGCTAACATTATTTCACCTAACCACATTTCATTAGCAAATGCTTTGGCTTCATTAACATTGTTCATATCTATTATACCGTATAGAGCACCAAGTACACCGTTTAGCATAATGAACACAAAGACTCCAGAGAACATAATTGCTAGGTATCGTTGTGCTAATTTAAATGGTGCATATGCGGCAAGCAAAGCAATCTTTGCATCATTCTTTGCTTTTATTTCTTCTTCTGTAGAGGTGTGCATATCATCTATGAGTTCTAGACCTTTTTTAATAACATCACCACTACCTAATATTTTTGCTAATATTCCTATCATTTATCCATCCAATGTCCAAATAAAAAACCTAACACAGCAATGACTACCCCTATGAGCCACATCATAGCTTTTTTACCACCACTCAATTCTGATAAACATTTTTCAATATTATCAATCTTGGCATCCATTTTATCTACTTTAGCTAGTATA